GGACTGAAACCAAAACTTACGAAGGTCAAGTAGGTGGAAAACTCTGATTATCCATATCATGTTTTAGATCCCACCACTCCTTGGTACGAGTGGTTGTGTTATTGTGAAATTTGTCATCAATTAAATGTTCCCAATCAACCAAAGTGGCAAAGATATGCTGCTTATCGTAACTATTTGAAAGAAGTCAATGTTTTATAAAAAAATTCATTGAATGGTTTTTTTCTCCATCAATCGAACCAATCCTAGAAATTGATGATGTATACTCTAAACTTATTGAACTAGAAAATCGTATCATTAAGTTAGAAGAGGAAAATGTAGAAACTACAAACGAACTCTATCGTATGGAAAATTCTCTTGATGCTCGCATAGATATTCTTGCCGAGCATTGTAGGATTGATTACGATGTATGAACTAGATGACTTTGAAAAAGCACTTGCACACTTTGGAACACGAGTAGATGTTATCATAGCAATGGAAATGGGAGGAAAGTTTGATGCTGAAACTGCTTACAAAAATATTAAGATGGAACTCAAAGAACTTAAAAGAATTCGAAAGTCCATCAAAAAAGACAAGGATTTGTGATAAGTGTGGTGTAGAAAAACCACTTGATAAAGATCATTATGATGTTGTAAAGTATTTCCGTGATGGATATTCATACTACTGTCACGAATGTTCTAAACCAAAACCAAGAGACTGATGGAAGACACGCTTAAAATAATACAGAATGAGGATGGATCGTTCACGATGGACTGGGATCCAAAAGACCCAAAGTGGGAATGGTTAAATGGATTGACAAGCAAGGAAATTCAGGTTATAGTGGAGGACGCAATCAAAGACTACATCAATGACCTTTGACTATAAAAAGTATTCTCTTGAAAACTTGAAAACTTGGATGCAAGATGCTGTTTCTACTAGCGAGGCATCTCCACAAGAAATCTTTGATGTTATTAAAGAAGTAGTTCAAGAAGAATACTATACTTTCAAACAACATACATCACGTTGTTATGAACTTCTTTCTCTTCTGAATGGAAATGGACAATCCTATGAAGATGTAATGAAAGAAAGAGAATACTATGAACCATCTATGCCACCTTGGGGTCACAGTGATTTGGAGGCACTTCGTTATACTGAAGAAGAGATGAATGCAATGTGCGACAAAGCAGCATCTGAGGAAGAAAAAGAACAATGCCAAGAATACAATCTGCGTGAGGCAGAGTATTATGACAACAAAAAGAAATGGGTTCTTCCTGTTGAACTTGATGGTCCAAGTGGAGAATATTTTGTAACTTTCCCAGATGATTTGCAGCAAGTTTCTGGAATTCATGCAGGTGATGAAGTGCAGTGGATTGATAATAAAGACGGTTCATATACTTTACGCAAAGTTACCAAACAATGATAGAAACCCTTCTTTGCGGTTATAATGTATTCTGTCATGTAAAAAATGTGATAGAATATCCAAGAATACAAACGCCTGTGATAAGATATTATGAATCAGGCAAATCCTGTTATGTAAACGGAACTTTTTATACTAAATGTGAGGACAGATTAAATGGCATTAAGTGAATCAGTTGAACAAAGTTTGAAAGAAGCAGAATCAAGTTTGCGTAACGCACTTGCATATGCTGCGCGTCAAGAACGACCAATGGTTTGTAGTGTTGTTGCCGATATGATTTCTCGTATTGATACTCTGATGTCAACAGATGCACTTCTAGATAAACTAGAAAATCGTAAACCTGGCGATTCTGGTTTGTTTGGATCTTTCTTTGATAAGAACTGATGGCAACACCAAAAGACTTTGATGGTAAGTTTACTTTAAAAAAAAGTAACGGACTTGACTTTCTACCAGAAGATGACAGTAATGTATTCACTGTTTGGTTTTTTAGGAGAGAAAAAGAAACTAAATCTCTTAAAGAGTTTCTAAATGCTTTGGGTCCAGAAAACATTGGATATGATAAACCATCAAATCAATTGTTTTATAGATCTCCATCTTCTAAACTGTATCGCATAGATTTTACAGAAGTTAAATGACTGAACAACAACCTAATGAACTTGGAAAAGCACTGCAAGAGTGGTGGGATTCTGATGCTTTCAAAGAGATGCAAAAGGCAAGTGAGGAAGCAAGGCAACGTGCAGTAGGAAAGTATTTTATGCTTTCTGAACAAGATAAGATTGATATGGTGGAAGCAATCACTTACATTATGTGTAAGGCAGAAAGTGAGGGAACTTCTCATCGTGGTCTGCAATCTGCACTGGGAATCTATCCTACTGGTTTTTGGGTGGATCATCTAATGGATGTTCATAATGCCTTGTGGTCATATTATAATGATCGTAAAAGAGAACAAGAACTGAAAGATGATCTCGATGCACTTGAAGATTTTATTAAGTAGTGTAACGTGATCCCGAAGAAAATATTAAGTTTCTAGATAGTAGTATGTTGAAATGCTAATATTGAGCAACATCGCAAGAAAACCTATGTCCCTTTCCCGTTCAGGAACCGAAACCCTCACTGAAGAAGAATGGAATGAACTTGTAGCACTCAAAGATGCTATAACTTACCGTCCTCAATCAGTTTCTGCTGAAAAAATGGAAAAATTCACAGAATTGATGGTTAGATCTCTTGAAGGAAAGTGTGATCCACTGCCACCTAAAAATTGGCGTGGTAATCCTTTGAGTGAATAAAAAAATAAATATTACCATCACGATACAAAACTATGGACAACATCGACCAGCATATTCAGAAGGATGAGGATCTTCTGAGTGATCCTTTGATTTCTCCACAGTCAAGAAGACATACTGAGGAAGAACTAGAAGCATTGAAAACATATAAAGCAAATCATCCAGAAGACTCACACGATCCAACACCATTGGAATTGTACTGTGATGCAAATCCAAATGCACTTGAATGTAGAGTTTACGAAGACTGAAAAATAAATAATTTTAGTTATTACAAATAAAGATGTCTAGATTTACTGATCTTTTTCAAGAACCAACTCCTGCACCAGAATCAACACCAACACCAGCACCAGAACCTGCAAAGGTTGATAATGTTGTAGAGTTCAAACCAAGATCTGAGATTAAAACTGAAAAGAAAAAGTTCACAATGGATTGAGTGACAGTTTAAAAAGTGGCACAAGGGGCATCCCAGCGAACCAGGATGCCCCTTATAATATGTGGGTAATCAACCAACGCCCCAATGGCAACCCGAGCACGAATCGGCATCCAACTTAAAGATGGTTCTATTCTCTCTGTGTATCACCACTGGGATGGTTATCCCGAATGGTTGGGTCGTATTCTGAACACTCACTACAATGCACGTTCTCTTGCTGAAGAACTGATTGATGGTGGCGATATGTCTTCCTGCTGGACTGAAGATCGGTTTAGTATTGATCCCACCACTGGATATAAAGTTCAAGAATACGGTCCTCAGTATTACTCTCAGCGTGGTGAAGATTGCCCTCCTCGCCTTGATGCTGATCTTTGTGAGTATCTTCTTCCTGCTAATGGTGAAGAATATCACTATCTCTTCCGCAATGGTAAGTGGGTGTGTTATAATATGAACTGCTACGTGGAAAGCAAACTTCCCGAAATCGTTGAAATCCCCTCCGCTGCTCTTGCTGTTTGATCTATGAAAACTTCTACCGCTCTTGGTGTTGTATTTGGTGCTATTGTTCTTACAGTAGCAGGACTTTTTCTGAAAGCATGGATTCTTGGTATTATTCTCTCTTGGTTTAGTGTCTCATTGACTATCTGGCAGAATCTTCTTATTATTATTCTTGCCGATTTGATTACTGGTAAACTCAACGTCTCTTCCAAATCTTCTAACTGATTATGAAACAACAAAACGGTTTTATTGATCCCGCTGTCGCTGCTATTGCTGTCGGTGTAGTTGTCGTTGGTGCTCTCATCTTTATTGGTGGACCTCAATATAATGTGTGGCAGCAATCTCTTGCTGGTAAAGCAGAACTTCAAAAAGCAGAATACACTCGCCAAGTAGCAGTTCTTGAAGCACAAGCAAAGAAAGATAGTGCTCAGCAACTTGCTGATGCTGAGATCATCCGTGCTACTGGTGTTGCTAAGGCAAACCAAATCATTGGTGATAGTTTGAAGGACAACCGTGAGTATCTGCAATATCTTTACATCACTGGACTGGAAGAAGGATCTAATAAAGGTAATGTTACGATCTATGTTCCCACCGAAGGTGGTATGCCAGTCCCCACGCTTCAAATGAACAAGTGACACTTCAATAACTGTCACAAGACCCGCCCCACAAGGCGGGTTTTTTGCTATAATGACAAGGTAGTTGAGGAACTTCTCATGGATCTATCTGAACTGATTGAAGAACTGCGGGAAATTGAAATCTACGGATCTGAACCGTCAGATTGGATGGGTTATCTTGGTTCTGACGACTACTGGGTGCCAGATGAGGAACTGGCATACTGACTACCTCAGGGGGCACTCTGTGCCCCTATAATACGTTCATACGCAACCAAGCAATGACTACCACCTTCGCTGACTACTCCGCCCAAGCAGAGGCACGGAAGAACATCGCAGAGGCAGTTCTGGGGCATACCTATGCCCTCTGTGAGGCACTCCGCCAGAACTTTATCCAGTCCAGCATCAAGATGCACGAAAGTTCTCTGAAACGCCTGGAAGGCAACACTGAAACTGGTATTGCCTATCACAACGCTTGCATTCAAGACCTGAAGAATGGTAATTGTGGTTATGAGTTCTACCCTGAAACGGGTCGTAAGTACCACAAAATCATTATGGTTGCTAATGGTTCCCGCTCTGTCCACGCTTTTGTGGATAAGAAGACTGGTGAAGTCTACAAGTCTGCTTCCTGGAAGTCTCCTGCCAAAGGTGTTCGCTATGATCTTCGTATCATTGAGCAGCGTGAATGGTTGCTTGAAAATGCTGACTGGGCAGGTGCTTATCTTTACGCAAAGTGAGTTATGTTAATGATCTTTTTCTGGTGGTTTGTTGCTATGCTTGGTGCAGTCGCCTTCAATTATGTTCTGATGCAGTTTACTGATGACGACGACTGACAAACTCATCTTCGTTTCTTCGTTCATTCTGTTTCTTCACTGGGGTCAATGTCTCACTTCACGCATTCTGGATATGGTTATCGCAAACGGGTCTGTGAGGATGTTACCTCTTGGTTTCTGAATAAGTTCTTTCCACGCCACAAGATTGCGATTGATATTGTTCATCGTGGTATGAATCGTGAGTGTGTTTATGGTTATTGTGATGTTGTGGGTGAAACGTATCGCCCCCGTCACTTTTTGATTGAATTGAATACTCATATGGATGAGGAGTTGTATATAAAAACTCTTTTACATGAACTGACGCACCTGCGGCAGTGGGTGGTCGGTTCACTGCGGTTGCGAAGCGGAAAAATGTATTATGATAAAGAACCAGTCGAATTTTATGACTATTGGCATCAACCACACGAAATAGAGGCACGGGAACAGGAAGAAACCCTATATGTTGAGTATTTGTATGATGAATTGAATGTGCCAGTTCAAGAAGTGGCACAGTTCTTCCCGAACCGCCTGATGCAGGCAGTATAATAAGAAGGTAATCAAGGCACATCACTGATGAAGACCTACCGAATGCTGATTGAGTATTGGGTTCCTGATGAGGATGAGAATATCTTTGAAGAGAAGATCATTCAGTCCCGTTCTTCTTGTGGTAAGATTGCAGATGATTATCTTGCACAAGATCGCACCAATCTGATTCGCTCTGTTGAAGTCACTCCTGTCTGAATCATGCAACTTTCTACACAATCTGTCTCTAAAATCGCAGATGCACTCAAACCATCAGTAATTGATTACATTTATGAAGATGAAGGTTTTGTTGAATACATGCAAACTGCAATAGTTGATGGTATTCGGGAGACGATGGGTAATATGGATGATGATTTACTTTTTGAACTGGGTATGCTAATCTTTGATAGGATCGAACTGAAATGATGACTGAAAAGCAAATTAAGTACGCTCTGATCGGTGGAGTTGTTCTAAATTTGGCAATGTGCCTGAATCTATATCGACAAATGCTCTCACTTCAATATCAGGTTACACAACTTGAAACTGATTCGATGAGTGCCATTCAATCATTGAGTCGTTATGTTTGGGAGATGAAGAATCCTGATGCAAATGGTTATTCTGGTGACTTTCGATGATTGAAACTGTAATTGCTGGTCTTGCCTGTGGCATTGCCACATTCTATGGAATTGGTGATGGATTTCATGGACAAGTTACGGCAAATGGTGAGCGGTTTGATGCTTATCGTTGGACTGCAGCTCACCCTTATCTACCTATGGGTTCACGCATACGGGTAACCAATCAGGATAATGGTAAGCAGGTGATCGTAAGAGTCAATGATCGTGGTCCTTATTCGCACGCAGACCTAGATCTTTCTTATGCTGCATTTGCTCACATTTCTTCTACGTCAAAAGGTAATGCAACTGTTTGTTGGAGGGTGATTGGATGAAAAAACTCATTGTTCTTGCTGCACTGATGCTGTCGTCTCCTGTCTATGCACAGACAGAATCTTCTTACCAACCATTTCGTTATGAGACCTCTTGTGCATTGATGAATGAGGGTGAACCGATGACTGATTTGTGTGTGGTGATTGAAACCCGTGAAAAAGGTGGATTTCTTCGCAGTCGCAATATCTTCTCTAATCGATTTGGTCTGACGATTAAATCGCGGTTTGATAAGGAGAAAGGATTTGTGACTTGGGACAGTCATAACAAGTTTGAATACAAGTGGGAATATAAACTTGGGAGTGTAGGTGAACTGGGTAACTGGTCGAATGTAATGCCAGGATTTTTTGTACAAAATGTAAGTTGGGACTGAAACAAATGAAAGAAGTTAATGTAAATCTAAATGTTCATGAAATTGGTGTGATTCTATCCGCACTACAAGAACTGAATCTACGCGAGGAAAATAGAATTGCACGTGAATATGGAAGTGTACCTGCACTGTATGCAAAACTTCATGATTTCTGGGAGCAGATGGACACTTCCGAAACTGGACTACGGAACGATGTGGTGCCCTCCTTCTGACCTATACTACAAAGGTAGTCAAGGGAACCACCATGTTCACCGTCAACCTAACCGAACAACAACTTGCACTCATGGAAAAGATTGTGGGTGAGAAGTTTGATGAAGTAGCACAGGCATGGTTACCTGCTGAAGAAACAAAGGCAATGAACAACCTTTGTTACAGCACGATGCTCAATCTTCGTTGTGTTCGTTTGGCGAAAGAGTATGATGAAACTTATGCTAAATGGGACTCAGAATTTTATTCTTTTGATAAGGAACAATACCTGAAAGATGTGGGTCTTGTGACGGATGAACAACTGGCACAGCAGGGCGTCTGCTGATCACAATCCGCCCTATAATACAAAGGTAATCAAGGGAACGCTCTATGCAACTCTCCGCAATCTCCAAGATCGACGGCAAACCCTCAATGGTTGTTGATTTCTTTCCCGTGAAGAATAGCACCCAGTTTATGTTCAAAGTGCTCAAGTTTCAAGGTGTTGATACCATGAGCACCAAATGTATCACCAAGCGTGATTTTGAACGTGAGTGTGAGGAGCGTATTGGTATGGGTTGGGAAGTGACTGGTTTCAACACTGAAATCAAAAATGTTAATCCTATGGCAGGTGCCTGCTGATGAAAACATCTTATTGGTTTCTTGCAGTGATTGGTATTCTGATGTATCAAGGACTGATGGTACAGAGAGATCAAAAAATGTTCAATGCCTATGATCGAGTCTGTGCCGAACTTCCACAACCTCATCCTGATTGCCGTTACGCTCAATGAACGACGAAGACATTCGACAGTTTATGAACGCCTTTGAAGATTTCACCAAACACGCAGAGGTTGAAGAGTTCAATCATTCTGCCTGGACTTCTGCCCGACAGTATACGGATCACTTCTATGAGCAGAAAGCGGCGGAGTTAGAAGTGACGGTCGATTATATGATGGCAGAGTTTATGATTGATTAATAAATACTGATTCTTATGTCTGAACAACATAAATCAAATGCAAGAAGACCAATGGTTAATAGATCTTCAAAACTTTGTATGTGATAAACCAGATCCTAGTGAGTTTATTCAAATTCACACAGTATCTGATAAAATGCGACAAGCAATCAGTGAATCTAACAAGGGAAGAATTGCCCCTAATAAGGGAATACCACACACTGAAGAAACAAAGAAAAAGATTAGCGATGCGAACACTGGAAAAAAATCTTACTGGAAAGGTAAGAAACTACCAGTGGATGCTGTTGCTAAGATGAAAGTAAATCTACCCAATCGCAAAGGTGCTGCTAATTCAAGGGCACGGAAGTATCTTATTACTTTCGATGATGGAAGAACTGAATGTATCTCTTCATTACAGACTTGGGCATTATCCAATGGATATGCTCCAACCAGTGTCCGAAACCTGTATAATGGTAGACAAGTCACACCACACAAAGACATTGTATCAGTGAAACCATTATGAATCCCGAAATGAAACTGATTCTTGCATTGATGCAGATTGAGAATCTGACCAATCTGATTGAAGGAAATGAGTATCAAAAGTTTCTGTATGGACATCTCATTTCAGTGCAGGTTGAACTAGAAAGGCAGTTGACAAACCTCACACATTCATCTAAAATTAAGGAGTAATTTACCAAAAGAAATGAAATCACTTTACATCGTTGACTACTGGGTGCCGTTTCCTTCTTCTGAATACGGTGGTGTAGTTTCTCTGATTGCCGAGAATGATACAGAGGCATTTGAATTGCTTTCTAATGAGCAAGGATTCGATGATCGTTATACGAATCTGATTATGCCAAATGTCGTCAAGGCACAGAAATTTCAACTGGTAGATGATTATCAGTCTGGTATCATTGACGCATTTACGACCTGATTAACTATGGAAAAACTCTATCGCATTGAAGAACTGTGTACGACTGGTTGGGAACTAGTTGATGAGAAGTATGTGGATATGACAAAGGAAAGAACGAAAGAAGTTCTTGATCTTCTGATTGCGGAAGGTTATAATCCAAATTCTCTTCGTGCCGTACCTAATCCACAACCCTGGTATCAAATCCCCAGTGACAATTGAATTCCCACACACTGCACCCAAAGGTTACTCTTATGAGATCGTTCCATTCAAACGTAATGTTATTGCAGTGTGGATTCATCATCATTACAGGTTTGTTTACAATGGCGGTGGCATCACTCGTAGTATCTGGGGATTCTACAATACAAAGACAAGGTGCTACCACTCTCCTATCAACGCCAAAACAGTCGGTGATCAAGTAGACATTTCTCAAACAACTCCTTACTCTGCAATGATTCTCAAACGTACACCATTAGAACTTGCGTATGTATAAACCAAGACTGAATGATTATGTGACTTGGACAAAGGGTGTCGAAGGTTGGGTGTATTTTGTCGATCAAGATTATATTACCATTGAGACAATGGTAGTGCCCAAAGATCCAATTAACATTGAACATTGTTCTCTTCATAAGAATCGTCGTCTGCTGGTTATTTGCTATCAGGAACAATGGAAAGAACTGAATCAGGTTGGGTATCGTACTGATAAGTATTCTGAAACAATTATACCCAAAGAAGTATGAAAACAAGGAAAACAGTATGGCGTTTATGGGCAAAGGCAATCGGTGAAAAGGCAAGTAAAGATGACAAAGAATCAGATCACATTGCTCATATACGCACTGTTATATTTTTCACTTATCTCATTACTAACGTATTCATTGTTGCAGGCGTAATTCGACATTGGAATGACAATCAAAATGAAATACCAGGTTGTATACTACAAATTGAAGAAGGACCACAAGAAAGCGAAACAAGAAGCAATTTTCTATAACATTGAGGATGCTACATTATGGGAACAACACGTGAAGAAACAAGGTTACCTGAACTCAGAGATCGTACCACTGTTTCAGTAAGAAGTAAGGTTATCTATTATCCTGTACTGATACTGACTGCAATTAGTTCGTTTGCATTAGGGTCAACTCTATACAGAGAATCCATTGTAAATGATACACTTAAACTGTGTAATCAAAAGCAATTAGAGTGTAAGTTCAAGTATGATGTTCTAATGTATCAGGAGACTGGTAAAGTACCTTATACAGCAGAAAAAGGTAAGAAATAGGGTAAAATAGGTTAAATTT